TTAGCTCTACTCTTTGCAAATTGTTTACCAGTCTTCTGCATTCTTTTAAGTATCTGAGTTTTAGTTTCGTTGTTCTTAATCCCTAGTGATAAATGCCTAACTAAATTCTTCTTGGTTACAGCATCCAGCCCATTAATTAAAGTATTAACCCTTTGGGATATTTTTGCCTTTAAAGCGGCGTTAGAGAGCCTAAATTTAATAGCCTTTGGCGTATTAAGTAAGTTAATAATGCTTTGCCCTCCCTTATTACCCATAGTTTTAAGAAACTGAGTCATCTGAGGTCTGAACTTATAATAACTTCCAACAGATTTCATCCCAGCAAAAACTAAGCCAGTTAAGAATAATAGATACTGTTTCATCTTCATATCTTTAGGGCCTACTAAAAATTTATCCTGCTGTAGCCCTTCTGCAATAGCTTCTTCTAATTCCTCCTCATTAGTAGCTTTAGTAACACTCTTTTTAATATCTATTTTCTTACCTCTCTTAATTATAAAATTCTTATACTTCTTAAATATAGTATTAATTATTCCTGAGTAGAGAGTATCGTTCCATTGCTCTAATAATGCTTTCTCAACAAGCTTCTCCATACTCTTATATTCAGGAGTTTTTTCTAAAGCGTCTAAAAAATCATTATTGGTTTTAGCCATATAAAGGTTTGAATTTATTATGTGAGTGTTTCTTCTCTGGGTTTTTAATATCATCTTTAGCTTCCTCTGGTTTAACTTTCTCTGGTGGCTCTACTCCATAATCAATTTCCTCCTCTGCTTCTTCAGGAGTTTCAAATCCTTCCCTTACGGCTACTTGCTCTGGGCTTAGTATTCCAGCGTCAACATATATCTTATCTATCTCTGCTTGTTTCTTTTTCTCGTCTACATTAAGAGCTTTCTGAAATGCAAACTCAATATCGGTCCAGCCCATTGGCATAAATATTTCTCTATTAATATATTCCTCTACTAATGAAAAGATAGTTCCTACTCCTCTTGAATTTGTAATAGACTCTTGAGCATAACTTGTTGCCCTGTTTACATCTTGAGTAATATTTGCATCCATTCCTGTGAGCCCATAAGTTGCTAACTTAATTCTAGAAAGCCAATCTGTATATTCTACAAATTGCATATCTTTATTATTCTGATTGAAAGGTATATACTTCTTGGTATTTTTTTCACCACCACCCCAAAGGAATTTAAGCTTCTGAGTATTATTAACTACTGTTGCATTCCATAGAGCAATAAATTGTTGTGCTTCTGTTTCTGACATATCCCCTAAGTCTAACATTCCTGGTGGTATATTATCTTTTGAGAATATCTCTGCGTTATAAAGGTCCGCATTTAATCCAGCTTGTACTTGTAACAAGATACTTTCAATAGGTGACATTCCATATCCATATAACTGAATATCACTTTGTGGGCTTTGCATCATATAGATAATTTCATTTGCCTTAAATGAAGCTACTACTTTATCTCCCATTACCTGAACATAAGCATCCTCTTTATCTAAATCCCCATACTTATCCATCTTAGGTCTAATAGTTGAACCATCAACGGCATTGAGTTCCACAATATCTCCTTCAGCGTTATAAACTTTCTCAATGACTCCAGCGTCTAAAACTAATAAATCTTCTAATATCATGTCTAATACTTGTCGTAAATTTTCTCCTTTATTATTTACTCTTTCAAATAGCTCAGTAGCCTTGTTTATTTGCTCATCATTAGATTCTTTACCTAGTTTTGGTACTATTGCCCAATCTGCTTGGCTAACTGACTTCTTAATAACATTCACACAAATTCTTATGATTGCATCATATCGTGCTACTTGTCTTAGCTGATAGAAAGAAACCTTACCTGGCTTTGGCATTCCAGTTTTAGAATAATCAGTCAAAGTTCCATAGTAATTAGTTCTATTACCTACAGTAGTTGCTATTGCTTTCTTTTGCCCTTCTTTGGTAAAAGCAAATAACTCCGCCACTCTACTAAAGGTTTTTTGTATAAAATTTTGTTTGTCCATACCTGATAGTGTTATAAGATACTAGTAATCTCTATCTTTAGAAAACCTATTGCCCCTATATACTTGGTTCTCATCAGTAAAGACATAATATTGTTCTTGTTTATCTACTATTTTTATTTGAGTATACAAAACTCTAACACCCGCTTCAGAATAATTAACTAAAGCGTCATTTAGTTTTTCTATATCTGTAAATTTGTAAAGTTTCATGTGTAAAAATTAACATAATAGCTTTGTTTTGGCAATCTAAGCTAACAATCCCTTATCGTTTAATTCTTCCAGTTGCCTATAATACGCCTCTTTCGAATTAATGTCACTTTTTGAATTTTCTTTTTGTCCCTCTGTGTAGTAAGCACCCGATGACATTCCCATAGCACTCCTAGATTCCTTAGAGCAAGTATACACCGCCCCACATACTGCATCAGCTACATCCTTAGAGCTTCCAGGCGGGTGGTCTACCTTCTGGGCTTTAGTTACTTCTAATCTACTTAGCTCCTCTAATAGTACTTCCATCTTATGACATTTAATATTACCCCCATAAATTAATTCCTTCAAAGTCTGATAAGGTTCTATACTTCTATCTACTGAAACATATTCAGCTCTTATTCCTTTCTTCTTTAATATCTGAATAGTATCAACTGACTGAAACATATCTAAGGTAACTTTCTTAATAGGAAATCCTAATCCTTTTATAGTATATATTTTTCTTCTTACATCTTCAAAATCTATCTCTCCTCCTTTACCAGCTCCAATTCTTTCTGCTAAATCAATTACTATCTTCTTTCTTTTCTCTCCTAAGTCCTCATCTTCCTCAAATCCTTCAAAGTGGCACATAGCTAAACCAGCATAATCTCCTTTACCTTTTCTATTTAAAGCTAAATCTATATGAATATAATAATTACATCTAAGGGGAGCTTCATCTGGAAATTTATATCTACCGTCTAATTGTAATGGGCTCTCAGCGTCAGTAAACATTTTATCAATTAAATTTATCTGTGGCATAAAGGCATCAATAGCTTTGCCTGGAACTGCCGCATAATCTCTCTTAGCTCTATCGGGGTCTATCTTAAAATCTCTTTTATACTCTTTGGGTATTTCCCATATCTCTGCTCTGGAATTAAAAGCATCAGCTATCTTAGAAATCTTTAGTGCTGGATTAGGAATATCATCTATCCCATTAGTCTTAGAATTAAAATAAAATACATCTCTTATATCTTCGTCTGTAAGGGGTTTAAGTTTCCATGTAGGCGTGTGAATAGAATAAATTTCATCTGGAACTTTCTTAGCATCATCTAATTTTCGCATCACAAAATCACCATCATACTGTGGGGAACTAATCATTAATGCTAACCCTTTATTCTTAAACCTAGATACGATACGCCTTTGCAATGCTGTATAAATTTCTTCAGCTACACTTTTCTTATCATTATCCATATAGAAAGCCGCCTCATCTAATCCTGCATAGTAAATATTATATCCAAGAGGTGTAGTAGCTTTACTATTACCTGAGAGCATTAATATATTTTCTTTTGGAAACTTTATACTCCCAGCTAATATTGTTGGGTTGTGGCTCATAAAGAAAGGACTCCTCAATATAAAAGATTTAATACCCGTAAAGGCATTATCTAAAGCTTGAGTAGCAGTCGTTCCCATATTAATAATTGTAATGGGCTTATCTGATAATAAATCAAAATGCCTATGAGCATCCCAATAACAAAGTAAATCGAAAGCGGCATAACAAGCCAATAATTCTAATACAGTTGTTTTACCTCCCCCAATCCCCGCTACCATTACAACCTCACTATAATTTCCACTAATAATAGCATTACAAATCTTTCTAATCTCTGGGTAAATATATTCTCCTATGCCTAAATACTTTGGGCTGTCTATAAAGGTATCAAAACAAACAAGAGGGTATCTCCTAATCTTATTTGAATTGTCAGCCCAATCCTGAAGCAAAGCGAAATCTTCATCAGTATGCCACATTCCATCTATACAGCCTTCCATAAATGCAAATCCTCTTTCTGATATGTTGTCTCTTAGCTTTGGATTATTAAGTATTGTCGTCATTTAAATCTTCTTTTATATTTTTAGTTCCTAATACAGCTACCTCAATCTCATCCATTGGCTTCTTCTCTAATACTATCTTACAAAATTGTGATATTCCTTTGAGCTCCTTTGGTCTGTTAACTAAGTAAGCCGCATTATCATAAGGTGATAACACGTTGTTTTGCTGGAAAATAGTATTAGGGTTCTTCCTACCTTCATTCCAGTTCATTATTTCAGCAAAATCTCCTAACGCCCTTCTCAAAGTATCCATAGCAGAAAACTTTTCAAAAGGTTTCCAATCTTTCTTTGTTGATAGCTCCACTGACATCTTCTCTACTAAAGATTCATATTGGGCTATAT